CGACAATGTCACGATGAGGGACACAATAATGTTTCCATTACAAACCATAGTCCTTAGCGAAAATCTTGCGTAATACGGAATTTGTGACGACTGAGAAAGCTTCAGCGTTCTCAATGCACTCATTCAGGTATTGCAGCTCCGCACCGGTAATGTCATAACGAGCACAAAGTGCTGAGTCAGGCACTTCATACTCATCGTCATCAACTAATGATTCTAAGGTAAAACCGTTATGGAGACGGTTGTTCGTCTCTTCAGCCCATTCGCCTACTATCTTAGTACTTGGAAATCTTTTACGCAACGCGATTAAGACAGAGGAGCAGCCAGCATGGATGTACGACGCAACAAGCGATGCATTCCAACTATCAGCTCTCTTCTTCAGGCACCCACGGCCGGGTAAATCACCATTGCATGAACCTATAGATCTCAACAACACCGCGATGTTGACGAATACTCTCATCACTCCATTATCACAAACATAAGGACTCATTTTCAAAAATTGCAAATCCTCTAGTTTTTCCGCAACCTCAACTGTTACAATGTAACCAACTTTGGCGGCTGCCTTCCCAATCACTTCAAGCGTTTCTGCCTTAGTCAAGTTTTTACCATGAGTATGAAAATGCACACTTAATCCGATACACGACATAGCTAAATTATTTAGCAATGTAGTCAGGACTGTGCCACTATACTCAATCGGTTCGCTCGACTGCAGATACACCTTCTCACGTGGGGCATTCGGGTTGTGAATGCACAACCTTTTACAACACTGTTCCACACAGATTTCGATTAATTTTCTCCAATAACTTAAGGCAAAGAGCCAGAGCAACATGTCAAAAATTGTTTTGCCGTTTGACGTGTCACATGAGCTAATATCCAAATTGACAATTAGATGTCCATCAGTACATGGGATTCCTGCAATCCCATCGTCGGAATGGTAAACAAAAGTGAAATATCTTTTGTCGCAAACCGCTTGGAACATTGCTGCGACTTCTGTTTTAATAGGTCTAAAAACAAATCGCATTCGTAATGTTCCTTCGTAGTACCAATTTTCCATGCAATGTTTAGCGATTGCAACAACCTCTCCCCCGATTAATGATCCGGGACATGTGTAATCTGCTATAATTCTAGGAAATTTCAGAAATTTCGCCCATTCCGGGACTTTTAACTTACCAGTTATCTTGTTCATGTATTCCAAACTCAATGTGCGACCTTGCTCCACCATCTGTAACCAAGATTTAATCCTGATTGCCATTTTAGGATGCTTCTTGTAGGCGCCCGCGAGTATAACATCGAAATAATCTACTGTTAGTTGTAATAGATCTAACATTATCAAACCCCTTAACCACGACAAGTATCTAAACAGCTTGTCTGACCACAAACTGCCTTGACACACCTCGAGATTTGTTACTTGATTTTCTCTAAGTGCTTTGTCTAGTCCTTCTATCTCGGGCTTCCTAACGCTGGTAATGCGCGTAAGCCCTTTCTCCAAATTCTCTTTGTACTCTTTTGCGTAACATACGGCCCCGGAGTAAAAAGATGGACCAAAGATTGTCTTATAGCCCTTGACCAACACAGAATCCGACTTAACCTCAGTCGGGAAACACAACTTACCTTTGCGGAATTCTTTCTTTATAAAAGGTTTGTTTTTATTCAGTTTGTTCATTTTAACAAAATATTTCTTATTCCCACGTTTAGCGAAGGTTAGCCTTCCGTTTGAAACAAAAGGCTTCTCCACTTCACACAGGATATGGTATGT